AGAGTTTATCCGCTGTCATTCTGGGCGTGTTGGGCCTGTCGGAATGGAGCAAGGTAGAGGATAAGAACTCTATCACGGCCGAGGAAATGACAAAACTGAAAAATTACGGTTTTTCTGATAAGTTCCTCACGGCGTTTAAAGCGTCCCTCGAGAACGACTTCCAGGACGAAGCCGGAACCGGGAATGAGGGAGAGGGAAACGAAGAACCTACCACTACCGCTTTTCTTCGCGGTTTGTTGGGTGATACTGCGGCCCGTCTGGCACAGGCACAGGAACAGCTTGAAGCTTTGCAGACGCAACAGCGTGACGAAAACCGGAACAACACCTCGCTGATTGCCAAGAAGGATGCCGAGATAACGAAGCTATCCGGTATTATCGCCCAACTTTCAGCCGCTGCGGAAGATGATCCGGGCAAAGGGAAGCAGCACAACGCCCAGGCGGACGGTAAAGGGGCTTTCAATCTCCGGGATGAAAAGCAGCTGGGAGGCTTGCAGGGTGAAATGTTCTCACTGGACCGCCCGTATAACCTTCGCGCCAAAGCTGCGTTAATGGAGGCTGCCGGTTTTGAAATGATCGCTCTTCCAAAAGCCAGTTCCCTTGACTACAGCCGTTTGAAGGAAGATCTCGGGGCTTTTTACCGTATTCCCTGGCAACAGCGTTTGCAGTCGTTTTTAATGGAACTTCCTTCCATTGAAAGTATTTTCCCGCTTGAATCCGGTTATCAGGATTTGGCTACGCTGGTAAACATCTGGCTGGGTGAGTTCTCACAGGCCGGCAATGAGGAATCCGACTTCGACAAGGTGACTAAAGGTTCCTACGAGTTCGACGATGAAACCCTGCGCATGTTCAACGTGATGTTTGCACACCGTTTCAAAAATTTAAAGGCCCTGGAGAAAACCTGGATCGGCACTTTGAACAAGGAAGGTTCAAACCCTATCAAGTGGTCTTTTATCGAGTACATCCTGGCCGAAACCGCCAAGAAGTTGCATAACGAGCGTGAACAACGCCGTATTAACGGAATCCGTAAGGACCCGAATCTGAACGAACCGGGCAAAGCACTTGCTGCAGCTGACGGTCTGTATGAGTTCCTGAACAAGAAGGTGAACGGACATACCGATATCAATAACGGAAAGTTCGTTTACCAGATCAAGCCGTTCGAGCTGGGAGAACTTACCGAAGCAAACATCGGTGAAAAGGTTTACAAGGGTACTTCCATGATCCCGGCGGTTCTTCGTGACAGCGGTAACCTGGCACTTTATATGCCTTCGCACTTTATTGTATTGTATCATAAATACAATGAACTGCATTACGGACAGAACCAGGATTACAAGGCTAATATCATGTATGTGAAGGAATATCCGGCGGTAAAGATTATCCCGGTTCCCAATGCTGACAACCACCACCGTATCTTCTGGACGTTTGAAGGCAACATTAAAACCTACGAGGACAAGCCGGGTGAAATGACGGCTTTCAACCTGGAGCAGGAAGACTGGAGCCTGAAAGTATGGAGTAACTGGCGTGAAAGTATCTGGGCTATTGCCGTGGGATTCAAGTACACCAAGAAAGAAGATATGGACTATAACCGTCAGATGATCTTCTGTAATGAGTATGACCGCCCGGCGTCTTACTTTGTGGACGCTGACAAGGACAAGAACCCGTCGGCCAAGCTTCATACCTCCATTGTTACCGTAGCCAATACAGCCGAATTTGCTATTACCGATATTGAAGATGCGCCGGTAGGTACGGTTATTTCCCTAAAATGCGGAAGCGTGGATAAAGGCGTTAAGATTGAGAAAAGCGGAAACTTTGAACTTATTTCCGAGGCCTGGCAGCCCGGCAAGGGGGATGTTATTAAACTGATGAAACGTGCCGACGGTAAATTTATCGAGATCGGCCGCGAAAATGCTTCTTCCGATGCGTTGCAGTTTGCGCCGGATGAAACAGCACCTTCCTTGCTTGACGGTGAAGTATTCGTTACCGGCGAGAATACAAAGGCGACGGCAATCACCAACTTTACCGATGCGGAAGCCGGTGTCGTTTACACGATCTACGGAAGCGGTTCTGAATATGCTTCCACCATTGCGACCGGTGGAAACTTTGTCTTAACCGAAGCTATGACGCTTTCCGAAGGCAAGTTTATCAAGCTGGCAAAAGCCGCCGACGGTAAATTCTACGAAGTGGCAAGAGGCTAAATTTCAGCGGAAGGGGTACTTTATCCCTTCCATTTTATAACCTTATAAATCATTAAGTTATGACATACGTAAAAGCAAGCGTAAGAAGGCCGTCCGGCAATCCCGGTAACGGTATTCAGCCCAAGGATCAGCTCGTAATTTACGACGTTGACGATATTCTTTCCTTTCCGCAGAGAAACGATGCCGGCGTGGTTATCGAGGATGATATCGTAATGAAGGCGGGACGTTACGCGATCGGTATTTACCTGACACCCGGTACCGCTGAAATCAGTTCCAACAGTGACGGAGAAACGGACGCCGAAGGTTATACGCCTTCCGTTAAGTTCAATCATCCCGGTAATGAACAGGAAATCCGCGAGTTTAAGACAAACTGGCTTTCCAAAAAATGTATCGTTGTACTCCGTTATTGTAGCGGAAAGCCTGCCGATCTGATCGGAACGCCCTGTAACCCGTGTAAGTTATCCGTTTCTTATACCGGTTCCAATGAATCGAATACGAACGAACTTACTTTTACCCAGATCAGCAAGGGGGATGATATCGCCATTTACCGGGGTACCGACACCCTGGAAGAACCGGTGGCCGTAGTGGAAGCCGGGGCTACAGATATAGATTACCAGACAGACGGGCAGTACCAGCTTTCTGCAGGTGCGGCCAAAATAGCCAGTGTTACCGGTGGAAGTCATGGATCGGTAATTACCCTTATGGGATGTTCGGGCGTTGCGCCAACAGTGGAAAAAGGCGGTAATTTCCTTTTGAAAGGTGGTAAGACGTTTACCGCTTCCGAAGGTTCCCAACTGACATTACGGGCGTTTAACGACGGTTCGGAGGCTATGAAATGGATTGAACAAAGTCGTTATGAGGCGTAAGTAAACGGCTTTTATATCATTCAAAGGGTGACCGGCAGCACATGCTCGGCCACCCTTTGTCCTTTTTGGGGGTAATTACCTTTTTTTTCTTTGTATCATTAAATTTTATATAGTATGAAACAGGAAATTATTACCTATCTGGCCGGTCCGCGTAACTTTATCCAGGGCGTGGAACTATACGAGAAATACGGTATCAACCGTATGTTAAAGAAGTCATTCCGCCGGCAGGGAGAAACGGAAACGATGAAGGCCATTCTTTTAGAGGAACTACGGAAGTTGGCCGGACTTTCCGAACGTGAGTTTAAGACGATCCGGCGCAACTCCAAACAACCGGCCGGGGTAAAAATGGAACCCGCCCGGGAGGAAACACCCAAAACGCCGGTAAAATACAGCGATGATTTGCTGCTGGAACTTGCCGAATCTTTCGGCGTCAGCGTGGAAGAACTCGTTTCGTCCGATTTCCGGGATAAGGTTCTTTCCATGGATGAAAATGCCGACCGTGTGGAAGAACTGGAAGAGGAACTGGATCAGGCGGAGAAACGATACAAGGCAGCTCCGGAAACCGTAACCAAAATGATACGTTTCCGCGAGAAATTTACCTTCCTGAACTCTCCGGATTGTCCCGACATTCTGAAAATACTTGTTTCCGACATGTTTACCGCATACGGGAAGTATAAGGAAGCTTTCGCCCGCCTGGAAGCTACGCCGGATGATGTCAGTTCACTTTCTACAGCACAGGAAGCGCAGGCGGTCGTGGAAAACTTCATCGCTAACCGCGATATGTGGGACGAACTGGAATATTACCGGGAAAACGGAAAGATTCTGGGTAAATGTGAGAAGGTAAAAAGTTTGTCCGTCCGTAAGGGCGTCGAGAACCTTTCGGATATCGACATACAAAAGGCACTGAATAACGCCCGCGCCAACCTTTCAAAGAATAAGGCGAAACTGGAACAGGCCGGGGATGATGAGAAGAAGAAAACGAGTGCCCTTGCATTGATCCAGAAGTGGGAAACTACACAGAAGGCCATAGAGGAAGAAATCGAGGCGCGAAAAAAAAAGTAATTGAACTTATTGCCAGTTTGACAGGGAAACGGCAACGGATCACAAAGAACCTGGGCCGTTTCTCTCATCCTTGCGACCGCTCGGAGCTGGGGCACCAGCTCAAGACACTAACCCTCCGGATAGAAAAAGAAGAAAGCCGGCTTAAACAACTTTCCAATGATTACAAACAAAATTTATAACGAGGACTGCCTGGAGGCGTTGAAACGTGTTCCGGACAATTCCGTAGATTGTATAATAACCGATCCGCCTTATTTCCTGGGAATGACACACAACGGGCAGAAAGGCAGCTTTAAAGATTTGTCTATCTGTAAACCCTTTTACCGGGATTTGTTCCTGGAGTTTAACCGGGTAAAGAAACCCGGTGCTTGTGTGTACTTTTTTACGGACTGGCGTGGGTATGCTTTTTATTATCCGTTGTTTGACTTGTATTTAGGTGCGTCAAACATGATCGTCTGGAACAAACAGTCGGGCCCGGGTAATCATTACGCCTTTATACATGAACTTATTTTGTTTCATTGCGGAAAGGGTGTTTCTATCGGTGCCACAAACATAATAGATAATATCCGGTCTTTTGCTTCCGGTGCGAAACTGGTAGAAGGTGAAAAGGTTCATCCCACACAGAAACCGGTGGCGTTGATCCGTAAACTGATTGAAGACAGTACAAAGCCCGGCGATCTGATCCTGGACACTTTCGGCGGTTCTGGTACTACAGCCGTGGCAGCCATTGAAAGCGGCCGGAACTTTGTATTAATGGAACAGGACGAAATTTATTATTTCACGGCACAGAAACGAATAAAAGATGCGTATGAACGATTTAACGGTGGTGGATAGTATTTACCTGGATGCGCAGCAAAAGGAGGATGTACGGCGTTTGTCTTCTTTAGGATATTCCCCGAAAGATATAACTGTTTCCCTGGGGCTTTCTCTGGAGGATGCCGGGCTTTTTGTCCGGGATGCGGAAACGGTAGGAACTTCCGTTAACTTCCTGATCCGGGAAGGGATTCTGGTAGCACGTGCCGCCCCTGAAATAAAACTCCATGAAGCGGCGGAAGGTGGAAACGTGGAAGCTATAAAACAGCTGGAGGCCGTACGGAAAAGACATACTTTCGAACGTTTAATCGAACAAATGGATGACGACGAATTTAATTAAGCCCTCACGAATAGACTTTGACAAGGTGGATATCAACCAGATTCAAAGGATTCTTTCTACCGGTACGCTGGAAGCCCTCGCGCCCGATGAAAGGGAATATTACAGCCTTATGGAAATGGTACGGGGACTTCGTGCCCGTATGCGTATAAATGGTAAGTTGGTGACAAAGGCCGGCATCATCCGCCTTTTGAAGTCGGAACCTTACGGGCTTTCGGACTGGATGGCCCGCCAGGTGTACGCCGACAGTCTCAATTTCTTTTATACGCAGGATAACGTACGCCCGCAGGCTTTCGCTAATCTGTATGCTGAAAAGGCCGAAAACTGGGCGAATACCGTCTTTCTTATGGGAAATGTGAAGGAGGCTAAGAACCTGCTGAAATTGGCGGCGGAACTTCGCGGATGTTACAAGGATCAACAGGCCGAAATACCGGAGGAACTGCTTGCACAGAAAAGCACGGTTATTTATACTACCAGCCGTAAGGATTTGGGTGTTCCTGAAATCGACCGTAAGGAACTGGAAGAGTTTATCGATGCGATACCGGAAATTCCTGTTATTGTGCGTGAGAATATAAAAGAGGATGCGCGTATTAAAGCTTTTGACCTGAAAAAACGTATGTTGTATGATATCAAAGAGTTCGGGGAAGACAACGAAGGTGAGTAACGCCGATGATGTGGAGATAAAATACGGCCATATAATCCAGGTTCTGACAGACTGGATCGATACTACTATCCTTGTATCTATTGACGGGCGCGGTACGGCCAAATCGACCGTTATACAAGCCAGACGTTCCGCCCGTTGTGTGGAAGAAATGCCCGGCGGTGCGTTCGCTTTTGTTGCCAATACCTACAGTAACCTGGAAAATAATATAATGCCGGCCGTTCAGAAGGGCTGGCAGCTTATGGGGCTTATCGAAGGGGTACACTATGTAAAAGATACCCGCCCGCCTGAATCCTGGCGGCGTAAATGTTCGGTTATCGTGGATGATTACAAGCATGTTTATAGCTTCTGGAACGGATGTGTTATTTTCATGGGATCACTGGATAACCCTTCGCTGCTTGCCGGAAAGTCTGTAATACATTTGTTTTATGATGAAGCGAAGTACGACAAGGAAATGAAAGTAAATCGCGCTATGCCTATTCTTCGCGGTGATGCGATCACTTACGGACATTCCCATTTGTTCCTGGGGATAACCATTACTACCGACATGCCGGATATCGACGAAAACGAGTACGACTGGTTTTTCCGGTATGTCAAGCAAATGGACCCGGAACGGATCATTAAAATAGTACAGGCGGCAAGTATGCGTAATGACTTGATAATTTCCCTTTTACGGGAACAAAGAAAGAACAAGCCTTCCCCCTTGAAACTGAAACGTTTGAAACGGGATATTG